AAGCTGGAGGTGGAATACAAGAGACCGCCGATGCTGTCGGAAACCTTGCGGACAATATGCAAGGGGCAGGTGGTGGAGCTAGCGACATGGCTGATGCTGTGGATGATGCTGGTGGAGCTGCTGACAAGGCTGGAGGTGCTGCTAAGAAGGCAGCGAAAGAAATGAAGTCCTTGATGGGCTTCGATAAAATCAACAAACTATCCGAACCGAATGACGACTCTGGCGGAGGCGGAGGCGGCGGGGGAGGAGGCAAAGGCAAAGGAAAAGGCGGTGGAGGAGGCGGAGGTCTCCAACCAAAAGGTGCTCAAGTTGACATGGGCAAGATTGCTGAAGGAGACAACCAATTGAAGAAATTCTTCGAAGACCTTTTTGGGCGAATTGGTGAGCTCTTGGCAAAATTCAAAGCTGGATTCGATGCTGCATTCCACTCCGAAGGTTTGGAACGAATGAAAGTGGCTCTCGAACGAATCGGAGCTACCCTCCAAGAAATCTTCACGGATCCACAAGTCGTTCAATCGTTCAACACGATGCTTGATAAGTGGGCTTACGCATTGGGTCAATTTACTGGTGCAATTGCTTCGATTGGGGTTGGAATCGGTGTGTTCCTTACTGAATCCATAGCAAATGCATTGGACAATCACAAGGAGCAAATCAAAAAAGCTCTTGTCAACACAATGGATGCAACGGGTGACATGTTGGAAGCTGCTGGAAACATCGCTCAATCTATCGGTGATGCCATTTACAAGGTATTAACGAGCGAAGGGGCTGTGAAGATAGGAGAAGCCATCGTTGGGGCGTTCATTAGTCTATACGTTGATATCAAAGAAATCGGAGTTAAAATCGGGCGTGACTTGATGAAAGCTATCGAGACGATTATCACTAAGAACGCTCCGAAACTCACAGAAGCATTCAATACAATGTTGAAGAATGTTGCTCCAATCTTCAAGACGGTCGAAAAAGCCGTTGAAGATGTTGGTTCGATGTTTAAACGTGTGTACGATAATAGTATCGGACCGTTGATTCTCCAATGGGGAGATATGATGTCGGGATTGGTTGGAACGATTATTGATGGATTCAATAATTATGTGAATCCCGTTCTTGAGAAAGTTGGGAAAGCATTTAGTGATGTATACGACCAATTCGTGAAGCCGATGATTGATTCATTAGGTAACGCAATTTCAAGTATTGCTGATGCGATTAGTAAATTATGGACAGCACTTGAGCCTATTTACAACTTGTTAGCTAGTGCGTTGGGTCCGATTCTCGGAGTTATCGCTGGATTGTTAGGTGGCGTGTTGCTTGCTGCAATCGCTGGAATCTCAATCGCATTGAAAGCTGTATTTGATTTTATTAGTTGGATTTTCGATATGTTTGGTGAGGCTGTGGTCGCAATATCTGACTTTGCGAACAAATTGATGACCGCACTCCCAGAAGGCTTCCAAGCTGCTTGGGATGGAATTGTAGCGATATTCGGTGGAATCGGACAATGGTTTGCGGATCGTTGGAATGACATCGTGACAGCATTCAGCAATGTAGCGACATGGTTTGGAACTATGTTCTCTAATGCATGGAATAGCATCGTGAATGTTTTCAAGGCTATCGGACAATGGTTCAAGGATAGATGGAACGATGTGGTGAACGCACTTTCGAATGTTGCAACATGGTTCGGGACAATGTTCAAGAATGCATGGAATGGAATCGTGAACGTGTTTAGTGTAGCTGGTTCATGGTTCGGAAGCATTTGGAATGGAATTAAGAGTGTATTTAGTGGGGTATCAAGTTTCTTTAGTGGAATATTCCAAGGAGCTTGGAACACAATCACAGGCATCTTCTCAGCGGTTCCAAATTGGTTTAGCAACATTTTCTCGAGAGCTTGGGCAGGAGTTCGAGATGTATTCTCGACTGGCGGTCGCATATTCATGGGAATTACTGATGGGATTCTTGGAACGTTCAAGACTGTCGTGAATGGAATCATCGGAGGTATTAACCGAGTAATTGCAATCCCATTCAATGGAATCAATGCTGTTCTTGATGGGATTCGTGGAATCAGTGTTATGGGTGTGAGCCCATTCTCGTGGATTGGTAGAATCAGCACTCCTCAAATCCCAATGTTGGCTCAAGGGGGATTCGTTAAGGCGAACACTCCACAACTCGCAATGATTGGGGACAATAAACATTACGGTGAAATTGTAGCACCAGAAAACAAGATGCTTGCAATGGCTCGTGAAGCTGCTCGATTATCGAAAGATTCGAACAGTAGTGCGGAAGTAGTTGCGTTACTAAGACAATTAGTCACATTAGTGGCTGGAATGGATTTGAACATCGATGGCGAATCGGTTACGAGAAAGATATTTGACATCGCAAATGGAATCCAACAACGAACTAATCAACCATTATTAGATTTTTAGGAGGTGCATAGAGTGAGCGAAATTATAGTGAATGGAGTTGCTCTTGCATCTCCTACATCAATATCACATAGCGATGAAATCATTTGGAGCTCAGGGACTGGTCGAAGTGCGAACGGTCTTATGAGTGGAGATGTCATAGCAAACAAAACAACAATTCAAATCTCTTGGGGAATCTTAACTCAAGATGAATATAACGCCATTCGTAACATTCCAAGTGGGTTCTTCAATGCGGTCGTGCAAGGTAAATCGATTAGAGCATATCGAAGCACAGTCACGGGAACTTGTATGGGAACGTTCAGCGATGGCATAACGTACTACAACGATGTATCAACATCGTTCATTGAGCAATAGAGGTGATGAAATGCTGGAAACAACTCAAGAGTATAGAGATGCGATTGTGTCTGATGTCCGAGTGATTCACGCCTCATTCACGCTCAACAATCAGACTTATGATAAGTCACATCTAAAAAAAATCGAACATGATGCTTCCATCTCTGGAGGCTCATCGTTCATTCCCGGTGGCACATTCATCAATTCACTATCTGTAGAACTGAATCAGATAATCGAAGGAATTGAGGAGATGATGCCATCAACAGCGAGCCTCGGAGTTCAAACAATTGACGGTCAAGCGGCAATGTTGCCCCTTGGTCGTTTTTTTGTGACCGAAATCAAGCTCGACCGTAATTCAAAAATTACAAAATTAAAACTTCAAGATGAATTCGTGAGATTGCTTGGACAATACGATAGCAAACTCTCGTATCCAACAAGTTCACGAGAAGTCTTCCAAGAAATCGTGATGATGACTGGAATCCCTGTGAGTGATGCAATCAATCTCCCAAATGTGTCTATTAAGACAAAACTGGAGAAAACGACATTCAGAGATGCCATCATGTATCTTGCTCAATTGGATGGCACGTTCGCACGATTCAATCGTGATGGCAAGCTCGACTTCATCGATTTAAAGCCTACGACAAAACAAATCACGAGAAGTCAGTATGGAGCAACTGGATTGGTACGAGACGAAATCAAATACAAACTTGGCTCGATTGAATGTACTGTCGATAAGACCAAGATTGTGGCTGGAAATCGCTCGGGGAACAAGATGGTTCTCAAGAATCCATGGATGACTCAACAATTGCTCGATAGATTGTACAACAAGTACAGAGATTTGAGCTTCTATCCATACGAATTATCATGGCGTGGAGACATCGACACCGAGCCGGGTGATTGGGTCTCAGTCTATTGGGGTTCGGAGAATACACGATTCGACATTCCTGTGTTCTCGCATCACATCACATTCGATGGTGGATTGAGTTCGAAGACCAATGCGAAAGAATCGGGGCAATCTCAATCACAATACAAGTATCGTGGACCCGTCCAAGAGAAACTTGATTACATTGAGAGCCTTACGACCAAGATAGGCCGCTTGTATTTGGATGAGGCTGAGCCTTTAAATCCAAAAGAAGGCGACAAATGGATGAAACCTAGTGGTGGATACGCCATTATGTATGAACGCGTGGATGGTCAATGGATCCGTAAAGTGGACACCGCTGATTTGAACAAGATTATCGAAACGATAACGACTGATGAAGTCGTGGCTAAAAAGATAAGTGCTGGATTATTGCAATCCTTAGAAATCAATGCACGACAAATCACAGCAGGTTCTCTCGATTTGAATCGAATTTCTATCACGAACGGATCCAAGCCAATCATGGAAGTGAGAGATGGAAAAATCTACTTCGATGTCTCAAGTGTCGAGGACTTCAAAAAACCAATCAAGGAAGTCGAAGCAAAGCTTGAGATGAAGGCTGACAAGCTCATCACAGAAGACCAATTGAAACACTTGCAAGACCAACAATTGGTGATGATGCAAGAGATGAAGGCGAAAGCAACTCTCGAGACTGTCTTGGAGTGGAAGGCTAAATATGAAGCGTTCGTAAAATCGAACGAGTCAGAGAGAAAGCAAGCACAAGATGACCTTGTGTCCCTCTCTCAACGTATGATTGGAATTCAAAACGACTTAGGCTCTATGACAGCTATTTGGAACGCTATCGACCGCAATATGAAATTCGGGAATGAAGGGCTCTCAATTGGGAATCCACAAGGAGATAGCTCGATTCTTGTGTCTGACAATCGAATTTCGATGATGAGTGGTGGGCGAGAAGTTATGAGCATATCCCAAGGTGTCATTCACATCGACAATGGTGTGTTCACGAAATCGATTCAAATTGGATACTATGTCGAATCACAATACAACGTAAATCCAAAATATAACGTAATTCGATACGTTGGTCCGTAGGAGGTGAAATATGACAATACAATATTTTAGCGGAAATTGGCATTCCTATCTTGAGTTTAATGTAACAACTTCCTCACAAGATAGAGTGGCGAATTTATCTGTTGCAAAAGTGACTGTTGCAATTGGCTTCGAGCAAAATTGGCCGATTGAATTTGGTAACACTTATGGAGCATACGTTGGATTGCAAATGGCGGGGCAAACACATTATTTGCGATTCGGTGAATTGTTCCTCGATGGCTCAAAGAAGACACTTGGAACTGTTGAATTCACTGTCCCTCATGATGAAGATGGAAGTGCAACACGTAAATTGCAAGTGTGGACTGGTTCTACGGATGGAATCACGTACAATAATTGGTATCTAGGTTCTGTGGATACGAGTCAGGATATCACGTTCGCTAAGATTCCAAGGATGTCGAAGGTCGCATCCGTATCTGGAACGAGAGAACTCGGACAAGAGCTCACAATAACAATCGACAGAAAGGTCGAATCGTTTACTCATCAAGTTTGGTATAAGGTGTGGGGGTCTGAGTGGTACGATTTAGGGACAGGACTTGGAACGACAGTAAAATTCACTCCTTCACCAGAAAACGCAAGAAAGAATGTGAATGTGGCATCGAGCACGTTTGATATTTGTGTACGCACATTTGACGGTGACAAACAAATCGGGATTGATGAATATAGCGTTGGATGGTATATCGGGCTCCCTAGTGGCACACAGCCGAAGCTCGAGACCATTGAGCTTGTGGATAAGGCGAAAGCAACCAAAGACATTGTGGGCAAGAATACATTCGTCCAAACGTTCTCCGAGATGGTCGGAACGTTCAAAGGGATGGAGGGCACTTACGGATCCACAATCAAGACATTCCACGCTGAGGTCGTAGGTCAAAAGATGGCAATCACCTCGAATGGTGGCACATTCCAATTTTTCAAAAATTATGGTGATTACAATGTCGAAGCGTATGTCATCGATAGTCGTGGGCTCAAGTCAAATGTTGTGACAATTTCAATCAAAGTGCTTCAATACTTCGCTCCAATTCTATCCTTTGAAGCGATTCGAGGTGGTGGAGACTTGCAAACTATCGTAGTTCGAAGAACAGCTCGAATTGCACCTCTTATGGTCGATGGGATTCAAAAGAATCCAATGCGTTTGAAGTTCAAAGTCAAACCAGCAAACGACGGATACTTCACGGATAACAGAGGCGGAGGTGTTGACTCAACAGTAATCAACTCACTCACGAATTCGAATTCGGACTTATTTGGGACGTTCGCTGCTGATAAGGCTTGGATTGTAGAAGGAACAATCTCAGATGCTTATGCAAGCTTTACATTCACCGCTCCAATCGTGGGTCCTGAAGAAGTAGTTCAATGCAGAACTCCAAAAGGAACAGGATTCGGAAAGATTTGGGAACGAGGCTCAATTGATGCGAAGGGTGACATCTATTCACACAATGAGCTTGTGCAAGTCGGAAGGCTTACTCAAATTGATGGTAAGTCGATAAAGATGACAGGATCCGCAAACAACTTGATGAAGACTGGAATGTTTTATTCTTACGGGATGAGCGACCTTCCTTCTAATTTGGCGGGTTCTCAATTATATGGATATATCCAAGTGAATACACATCCAAGTGATGAGAACTATGTGATGCAAACATATACTCCATATGATTCGAACGTTATCTACATGCGGCGTAAAACGAACTATGGATGGCAAAAATGGGTACGATTTACGCCTAGCGATGTACCAATATCAGGAGTTTGGGAAAATGCCACATATTTGAACGGTTGGAGAAATTATAGCAACGATTATCATCCCGTGCAATATAAAGTGAACTCTGACGGGTCGATTGAGTTGCGAGGCAGTTGCAAAGGTGGAAATGCGACACAATGGAAAGAAGTACTCAAGATTAACTTGCCGACAAAACTTGAAAAAACAACGTTCATCAGAGGGATGACGAAAGACTATAATTTGTGCACATTAACTGTTTATGAAGATGGAAGAATAGTAGTCGTTAAGGATGTAAACAGCGATTGGTTATGCCTTGATGGAATCACAATAACAAATTAGGGGGCAAAAATATGAATTTAGAACAAGCAAAAACTCGCAAGACTCAACTTGAGAGAGAGGTTGAAGTCGAAAAAGAAGAAATCTATACATTCTCGATTGATAAGTCGAAATTTGAGCAACAAGCTCAAAATCTTCAAGACAAAATCGAATTTAAGAGTCGAGACCTCAACACCAAACAACAAGAAATCAACACTCTGGCAATAGCAATCGAGGTCATGGAACGATGATGGCGGATCTAGAAATCAAGTTACTTGTAGAACATTTACACTCGTTATTCAAAAGTCCGTATATTCAAATTTTGTTTTGGTTAATTTTTTTTGATGTAATCTCTGGATACATCAAAGCTTTCAAATTAAAAAAATTTGATAGTAAAACGAGCACAAATGGGCTACTCAGACATATTCTTGTTGTATTAGTAGTCACGATAGTATCCCTATATGCTAGAGCTCTCGGTCACAGAGAGATAGGGATAACCACATGTCTATTCTTTATTATGAGTTATGTTGGGTCGCTGATGGAGAACTGGGAAGCGTTGGGCTTACCATTTCCCGAAGCGTTGAGACCGTACATCAACCAAATGCGGAAGAATCAAGAAAAGAAATTCCAAAAAATAATCGAAATTGAAATCGAAAAGAAAGAGGATGAATGAACATGGAACAATTACAAACAACAATCATCAATGGAATCGTGAGCGTATTAGTCGTATTAGTAGGGTTAGTATTTACTGGATTGAAAGGCTTTATCCAAACAAAGGCGACCGAATTAAAAGCCAAAACGGATTCTAAGAACTACGAGCTTGCTAAATCAATCACTCACACTGTCGTGAATGCCGTGGAACAAATCTTCAGAGATGTCCATGATGCAAGTCAAGACAAATTCCAAGCAGCTTTTGACAATTTAACAAACGAATTAGAAAAAGCTGGAATCAACTTGGATGACGAATCGAAGAAAGTATTGATTGAATCTGTCGTTAATGGATTCAATGAATTGAAAAAGATTGAAGGTTAAGAATACGGATCCACAGAGGGCTCATTGTGAGTCCTCTTTCTATTTTGAAAAAAGGAGGAACGTATGGAAAAAGTAATCAATAAACATTTAACCATTTCATCGGTCAATCGAGGCATTGAAAAATTAGATCATGAGATTTATAGCAAAGACAAAGGGACGGCCGTATTTAAGTTCACCATTGATGAGTTGACAGCTTCAAAAGTTCTTTGTCTCTTTTATTTTAATTACACAAAACGTTATAGAACGGTCGAGGCTACAATCGAGGGCAATACGATTACAGTTCCATTCGATAGTTCACTAATCACTACCGATGAACCTGTGATTGGCTATATCTATTTTGAGAAGGTAGAGAAATCAACAGATGTTTATTCATTCGTATTCAATGTCCGTGTTAGTGCTATTGATAAAGCACAAGAAACACCACTAATCGAACGAACAACGGGGCGAATTGTTGATGTTGAGAACATTGTAACCAAACAAGAATTAGATGCGCTCTTTGCAAAAATCAAAGCGCAAGGCGGAACGTATGATGATAGCAATCTACGTACTGAAATCAGCCATGTTTCAGCAGAAATCGAAGCGCTAAAAACAAAGACAGATAAAGATGTTGTTTACGATGACAGTGCCTTAAAACAGCGTGTATCGGCACTAGAAAGCAAACCTGCAATCGATACAAGCGCATTAGTAACTAAGCAGGAGCTAGCTAGTAAAGGCTATTTAACGGAACATCAACCTTTAACTGAGTATGCTAAAAAAACGGAACTACCACAACCGTACAACGACACGGAATTAAAGCAACGAGTAAGCCGTTTAGAAAGCAAGCAAGAAATTGATACAAGCGCATTAGTAACTAAGCAGGAGCTAGCTAGTAAAGGCTATTTAACAGAACACCAGCCACTTACCGAATACGCTAAGAAAAACGAATTGCCACAGCCGTATAACGATACGGAAGTAAAAGCGCGTATCCATACGCTAGAAACTAAAGCAGAAACGGTAGGAATTCCACAAAAAATCAGCATCGCTGGTAATGTGGTTACATTATCCGATGGCGGTGGAAGCATTACACTTCCAACGGCTGCAGCAGCTCCAAGCGGCAATACTGGGCAAGTGAGCCAGTACGAAATCCACGGAACAGGTTTTCCTAACGGGAAAGTCGCTGCACCAGTCGGAACAACATACGTTGATACTTCTGTTACAAATGGTGCTTTGAAGTGGATAAAATGCAAAGGGGATAACAATCAAGGTTGGGAAATTTTATATGGCGATACTGGTTGGAAACGATTAAGTATATCGTCTGGATATAACCAATCTACACTACGTGTGCGTAGAATTAATAATACGGTAACATATAAATTAGACGGGTTATCACAAGATAGATTCGGAATTGTTCGCCGTGGCGGACCTGGATATCTTGCACACGCATCAGACCAAGAGCGTAACGTTTATATTCTATATAACAATAGGATACCGATAGGATACCGTCCAGTAACGTCATTATCGGGGCAAATATTTGATGGTAATGGTAATCAATACGGAACATGGTTTCTTGGTGGAATAAATAACGGAAATTATTTTATGTTCCATTTTACAGAACCAGTCTCAGAGACGGACAATATAACTGATATTATCGTGTCTAATATATCTTACATTACCGATGACCCATATCCAAAATAATAAGATAGGCGAATATATGGTTACACAAACAAAAAGAAAAGAGGAAAAAACATGGTAGAGATTATTGAAAGAAATATTTTTCAAGGAATCGCAGGAAGAAGACCTACTGAAGCACCAAAATATTTTATTTTGCATAATGACGCAGGCAGCATGAGTGCGAAATCGTATTTAAACTGGTTACAATCAAGATATGATAATGGACAATCTGATTTAGGCTTTGCACATTACTATATAGATAGAAATTCAATCGTAAGAGTAGAAGAAACGTATAATGGATCGTGGAGTACCGCAAATTATGATGGGAACATGAATTCAATCGGGTATGAAGTTTGTCAACAATTATCGGCAAGCGAGGCAGAGTTCAGAGAAAACGAGGAAATGTGTTTACGACAAATGGCGGAAGATATGAAATATTATGAGGTAGAGCCTAGTATGGAAACAATCAGACTACATCATGAATTTTCATCTACAAGTTGCCCCGCTCGTACATTAGAGTTACACGGACAGTCGAATAAAAGCGTAAGAGAATACATTATTAAACGCATTAAATATTACATGAGCATTGGAAATACTGTTCAAGAAATGTTAAACGCAGAAATCGAACGCGTCGAGGGTTGGATTAAAAACTCGGTCGGTTGGTGGTATCAATATAGCAACGGTTCATACCCGCACGATACAGAAATCAACGTAAACGGCGAAATCTTCAGATTCGACGGTAACGGCTATTGCCTTATCAATAAATGGTATTATGACAGTGAAAGAGGCGTGTATTATCGTTACGATACACGAGGCGCGAAAATCACCGGTAAATGGTCGCAAATTGACGGCGAATGGTACTATTTCAAAGAAAACGGAGATATGGCGACGGGTTGGGTTAAATACAAAGACCATTGGTATTATTGCGACGCTACAAACGGCGATATGAAGAGCGACCAATACATTAAGTACGGCGACGGCTGGTATTATGTTAAACCAAACGGCGAAATGGCGACGGAAGAGGCGTTCAAGATTGAGCCCGACGGTTTAATTACAATTAAATAATCTAATTAATTTAACCTACCTTTCGGGGTAGGTTTATTTTTTTGCTCAAAATACATATAATAGGGAACTCTAGGGAGCGAATAGGGAGCGAAAAAATCGCTTGGGTCATCATTAGTTGTACTTTATTCGACTTGTGAAGCCTTCGAAAATACTATAATATCAATAAAAACACGCTTCTTGAATTTTGTTGAATGTCATATACTCCATCCGTAACTTACGTGGAAAAGCGGCTCGGATTCAAGAGCGTAGAAGATAATAAACACACGAAAAGCCTTGATATATC